CTGTATCAAATCAAGTTATTATTGATTTCTTCAACTCACACGCATAAACACTGAAAGCCCGCACTTATTGAAAGTGCGGGCTTTCCTGTACCCTAAACCTATGGCCGATGTTGATTACAGTACGATTCGTTATTTGGAGACTGTGGGTGGGTCTATCCGCATTCACTATAAGGACGGTAAAAAGGTGGATGCTTATTCGGATGGGCGTGGCCGGTTTTTGCCACGTCTGTCCAGCGCTGGTGAACCGCCGCCGTATGAGCCGTGGGAGCCACCTGAGGAACCGGAAGATCCTCCGCCCACGGGTTCGTGGGTGCATCCGTTGCCGGGTTCCGTGGTGACTAGTGGCTTTGGCTGGCGTGCTGGTGGGTTTCATTATGGTGTGGATTTGTCGACTACCACAGCCGCTGTGGGTGGTCCGGTTGTTTCCGTTACTGACATGATTGTCACAGCCGCGTGGGATGCGTATGAGGGTGGGAACGTATCAGCCGGAACCTACGTCAAAGGTCACACCCTGGACGAAGCGTACACGTTCACTTATAACCACGGGGCAGACGAAACCCTTGTCGTGGGTGTAGGCGATACCGTGGCGGCTGGTGCAACACTTTTCATGGAAGGTGCTACCGGGAATGTCACAGGCACCCATTTGCACTTTGAAACCATCCTAGGGAACTATGCTGACCCGTGGGCGCCGCCATATAATAACGGGGCACAATTCGTTGACCCTTTGCAGGTACTTAGGGATCATGGAGTAGTGATCTAATGAACGCCATTGCCTTAGCGTATTATAACCTGTCTAAGATTCTGTCCTTTAATGCTGTCTATAATTTTGTTATTGGTGCCCGTGGTTTGGGTAAAACCTACGGCTTCAAGAAAAAGGTTATCAAAGACGGTATTACAAAGGGTCACGAGTTTATCTATTTGCGCCGGTATAAGTCAGAACTGAAAGCCGCCCGTGATAGTTTCTTTGCTGATGTGTCAGCCGAATTCCCGGAACAGGATTTCAGGGTAAATGGTCACTATGCAGAATATTCCCCAATAACGCTGAGGGATCAAAAGAAACGTGAATGGTTCCGTATCGGATATTTCATGTGCCTATCCACAGCACAGACACAAAAGTCAGTGTCATTCCCCAAAGTACGCACCATTCTTTACGATGAATTCATCATCGAAAAAGGTATGCTCCATTACCTGCCTAATGAAGCTGTGGTATTCACTAACTTTTTCTCCACAGTTGACCGTAACAAAGACAAAACCCGCGCATTCTTCCTGGCAAACTCTGTCAGCATCGATAACCCCTACTTTGTCCACTACCGGATACAACCCAAAGACGGTGAAGAATTCATCCGCAAATTTGATGGGTTTATGATTGTGCACCTAGCCGATTCCACGGAATTTGCGGAAGGGGTAAGCCGTACAAAATTCGGTAAATTCATTCACGAGTCAGACCCCGACTATGAAGAATATGCAGTGGGTAACAGCTTTGCTGATAACCATGAAAACCTGTTGGAAAACAAACCAGCGGAAGCGGACTACGTTTACACCCTGGAAACCAAAACAGGGATATTCTCAGTCTGGCGCGACTGGAACAGTAAGAAATGGTATGTACAGGAAAAGCGTCCAAAGACCGAAATTGTATTCACCCTATGCGCTGACAAAATGGGAAACGGGAAGAAACTGCTATTCAACAACGATCAGCAAATCAGTGTGCTAAGGTCAGCATTTAAGAGTCACTACGTATACTTTGACAGTGCACGTACCAGAGTGGCACTGTTAGATATATTCAAACGCTAAACACTGGGGGATACAGTGGCAGAACATAAAGCAGGAAACGGCGGCTCAATCATACCGTCCGTAAAAACACGTGCCTACCTATACGGTCTCATGGTAGCCGCCGCGCCAATCGTAGTCTTTTACGGACTAATGACCCTGGCAGAAACCGGCCTATGGATCGCATTCGGAGGCGTAGCATTGGGAGTCTCAAATGCCATTGCCTTTGCAAATCGAGGTTCTAATGAGTCCTAACACACCAATAGAAACAACACCTGTAGTAACCTCAAACATAGAGGTAGCCGTAGCCGTACTCACCGAAAAAGTCACACAAGTAATCGGTGATCACGAACGTAGAATCTCAGCACTCGAAACAATCAACACACAAAGACCCACAAAAGGTGCCGCACTCATAGCACCATTCATAGCCGCCGGTGCACTCGTGATACTGGTAGCAGATAAGGTGAACTGGCAATGACAAACATACACGTAGGAATCAAAACCGCCGAGGGCTTTCAGAAACAGGGTGGGATGGTTGTCGATGATGAAACACTAAGCGCCACCTACGAATCTAAGTCATTTACCCCTCCTGTTTCCTATACGGCCCTGCCGGGTCAGTTGTCCGGCCAAACGGGTTACAGCGGTCGGTCATACACACAGGATTCCGTTTGCACCGTTGGCAGTACGCAGTATGCGGCATGGTATGACGCAACAGGTGCACTGCTAATAGGGAAGCGCACACTGCCATCTAGTGTTTGGGTCACATTCGACTTAACAAGCATTTCCGGAAACCCGCTAGTTTTGCCTGTTGATACTGACTCACATAATGTTGTTTCATTGATTGTGGATGCACAGGGATATATTCACGTCTCTGCTAACATGCATGGTGACGTTTTACGCTATGTGCGTTCCACAAACCCGCACAACATTAATGCGTGGGAATCACCCGGAATGACAGGGCTTAATGAGACACAGGTAACTTATCCACGTTTCGCTTTACATCCTGATGGCACTTTGTTTTACATGTATCGTGATGGGGCATCCGGCAATGGTGATATCTACCTTAACCGTAGGAACGTTGGAGGTTCATGGGTGCAGTTAGGAATGCTTGCATCAGGCAAGGCCACTAATGAAAATCCATACGAATCACGGTTTGTTATTTCAGCGAACGGGACTCTGGGTGTTGCCTTTACGTGGCGTCCGAACGGTGGTGACCATAACACCAATGCTGATGTGCATTTTATTAAGTCCACAGACAAAGGTACGTCATGGAAGAATGTTACCGGTACGGCTGTTACAATTCCACTACTTCACGTAGACAACACAGCACTAGCTCTAGCAACTGCATCAAGCAACTCCGGAATCATCAACCAATTCGGTTTGGACATTGATTCAAACGATTATCCGCACATTGCACTGTCACTAGCTGATGGTGTAACCCCGGACCGCAACATACATCACCTTTACTGGAATGGTTCAGCGTGGGTAAATCAGCAGGTTACAAACCTGTTGAACGGTATGGGTTATAACGAAATGCCTAAACGTCCAGCCATTGCATGCACGGCAGACGGTCGAACGCTAATTCTCACGTCATACCCGCGTGTCAGTAACGTGCGTGGAACATTCCGCATTATTGATGTAACCGATGGTGCGGCCACAGATGTGCCACTCGCAAATCTTGATGGTCGTGACTGGGAAATGACCTATGATGGTAGAGCATTACGAGAACGTAATGAGCTAAACATCATGCTTTCACAGGTAAACGCTGATGTAACAACACCCGGCCCTGACTACTGGGATGCCAACAACTGGACGCGTCAATGGGGAGGAATCCTCACACTTGATATGTCACAGGTAGGCACCGTTTTTCGTAAGGAAGCATCATTGCCCCGCATACGCACCGTGGCATCCGTAAACGTACCTAACAACGCCAGCGTTACCGCAACAAGTGATGCCGTTGTTCCCGGTTCCGGTGGCCTACCCACACCCTTAGATTTGCGTGGTAAACAAGTACTCGCACGACTAACCGCCAGGGCATCCACCACGGGTGGAACGCTTACCGTCTCACTATTCGAAATACAACAGGGTGGATCATCCCGCATATTCGGCTCAATACCATTCACGGGCACATCAACAGCGCTACGCTCCACACCCTGGATGCCACTACAGTACGGACCAATCAACAACGCTGACGCATTGATTCAAATCATGGGACGCGTATCAGCAACATTCACAGGGACAGTATCAGCCGCAACACTGGAAATCGGAGTTATCGACTAGTCGCATTGTGTTTCCCTGTGCTACACTCAATACACAAGCACAGGGAAACACAAACCGGAGGAAAAAACAAAATGATTGAAATACTGCTCATGTCAGGGGTACTGTCAGCTATTACTACGTCAGGGCTTTATGTGTTCTTTGGAAACCCTAAGCTTGGAAAGCACCGGGCATGAATATTGGTGAAATCCAAATATGGACGTATGAAACTTTTCCGTCAGCCACAGATGTAATAGGCGGAAGTTTCTTCCTAGAGGGCAAACTATACCTAGTCACACAACGTGAAATAGACAGAATAAATGCCATGCCAGATGCTGAATCTGTTGTTGCACAAGCTGACCACATAATGAAAATGATTCAATCTGGTTTCATAGAATTACGCAAAGACTAAATTCCTTTCCACCACGAT